TACTCCTCGGTAGTATTTTGCAATCGACTTAAGGTCAAACTTGACATTGTGACCGATCTTCAACTTATCACTAAAGAACAACGGCTTAAGAGCCTTAAAGACGTCACCAGGAAGAAGTTGTTTAGGTGCTGGACCAAAGACTGGTCTCCAGTTTGCTTTGTTCTTAGAGTAATCAGCATCGGTAAGTTCTTTACCTTTTGCAAGTTTGGCTTGACCGCCTTTAAGAAGGTCTTTATCCCAACGCAAAAACTCACCATTTGGATGTCCCATGGGAATGACATCAACGCGACCTTCTGTCGCTAACGAAATCCACAAAACGTCGTTGACTACAGGTTGGATTCTATTTTCACCAACTGTTTCGACGTCAAATGCAAATGCATCTACCTTGGAGTAATACTCAACAAGGTCTTCTAACTGTTCTTTTGTTGTAATTATGTTCATTTATCCCTCAATAAATAGATGGAGAGAGCCAGTGATAGGGCTGGCTCTCTACCGTGATTGGAAGTTACTCTGATTCGCGAGCGACTTCAAGTAGTTCTGAGCGAGGGGATTCTCGAACTACCTGTGCTGCTGTGTATGGCACAGCATTCGCTACTAGAGCATTGACCTGATCAAGGTCTAACTTCCAGTCCTCAGCAAGATCACGAGCGCGAACAAAGTTAAAACTGTATTGAGTTGTTCGGCCCATTCCCATGCGAGAAACTTCCCAGAACTCTCTTGTAAGAGGTCCTTTGCGCTCATCCTTGTGGGATGCAACGATTTGACGTGCTAGAACTGGAGGCGCAGTAAGTACTTGTACTGACTGTGTATCACCGCTAAGAACCAAAACGTTCCATGCGAACTTGCCGCGTGGCTTGTCTCCTAGGATGTCGCAGAGTGGGCAACCATTTTCTGAGTTGGCACTGCAAACAAAGGACTTACGACCCTTTGGGCGTTCGATCCAGTGTTGCTCATATACTGCAAATGGCTCATCTTGCAGGAACTTGATGAGTTGAGATGACTCCGTAAACTTGAAGTCAGTTGGGTATTCGCTAGATGTTTCTGGCTTTAGCAACGCTTCAAGAGCGCTCATACCAGATTGGATTGTTGTTCCTACTTTTGGTGTAGCGTCTTCTTGATCTGGATCAAGTGCAGCGCTATACGCGTCAGCAGCAACTGTTGGTTGTGTGATAGGCATGTGTTTTCTTTCTATAAGGGGCACGGCATAGGCTGTTGTACATAGACGTTGCCTAAGTCTGGCTCTCGGTTGTTGTGATTTCCTTCCAACGCTCTACTAGAGCCTCTGTAAGGTCATCGTGTTCGTTCCACTCAATACGAGCGGAACCAAGTAAGCCACGCTTTGAGAATTCCTCAATAGCGGACTCGATGAGGGAGCGGGTATACACCCGATTTCCTCCAGTCTTTTGACCTTTTAAAGTCTTAGACCGTAGTCGATACGGGGCACGTGGGATATACCCTTTGCGCTCCCACATTCGGATGGTAACAATGGTTTTTTCTAATGCGTGTGCTAGTGCACCGATAGTAAAAACCTCTGTCTCTTTACCACCAAGCATTTTAATGATGGGATTTTCATCCCAGCCATTACTCTCACCGCTTTTACGGCGAGAAACCTTTGGGTCTAACTCGCGACGCTTACGCTTTGATCCAGGAAGATATTCAAGGTCGGCAAAGGCTGCCTCGATCTCTTCGTCGCTGCGCATGTATCAGTCCTTAATGATTGTGTGGGTTTGGAATTAACTTACAGAAAGTCTTTCCATCAAAAGCAGTTTTCCAATCGTGATGGATTCCTTGTGGGTCAACACACACAAATCCAGAAAGATTAGGGGTTGTTGACGCGTGCGCTGGAACTACAGACGCTGCAAGAATAATTGCAGTAACAGTTAAAATCTTCATCTTTATCCCTTATCCATTACTAGTGCCCATGATATTTGTTGTGGATACATCTCGTCAATTTCTTGTTCAGTAAGTTGGTCGCTGTACAAAGCAGCCATCAAAGCATCTTCGTCAATAACACGAATAGTCTTGTAGAGTTGATCGCCAAGATTCTTTGCTTCAATAATTTCTTCTGCTTTTGCTTCGTTAATTTTACGAGAAACACGGCGTTGCTTTTTAAAACCAACAACACCATCTACTTCATCAGGAAGTTCTAGGATTACATGACCATCAGTGTCTGTTTCGCCAACTTCATCAATCTTTTCAAACAACTTATCGCGTAGAGTTTTTACTTTAGACTCAAAATATTCAATCTGTTTTTTAGAAAATATGTACTCTTTTGCTTGAGTAGTCAACTCATCTTCAGATGCGATTCGTGGTTCTGTTGGCTTTACCCTCGCCATTGTGCCTCCTAGTTTCTTCCTGTAAGGAAACTTATCAAACTTCCAACTGTCATGTCAATTCCGCCTTTAGAATTGATTCCAGCCCCATCAAGGACTGCATCTGCTACGGCGTTCTTTTGTTGGAGCATGTCATGTTGTCTTACTTCTATTGAGTTTTCCATGATCATGTCTTGAATAATCACAGTTGGCCACCTGCTAGATGCTCTTTTGATTCTTCCGTTTCGTTGTACAGATAGTCCTGCACTCCATGGAAGGTCGTAGTTAATTAGTAGGTTGGCATTTGGCAAATCTACACCATAACCACCCGCATCAGAGGAAATGAACACGCGACACGCGGGATCAGTTAAAAACTTCTCTTTACTAGCCTCTTTTTCTTTGGCATCCATAGACCCTGTGTAAAGGGTGCCACCCACTAACTCCTGAATTTTTACAAGCATTCCTACATAGGAGGTAAAAATAACAACTTTGGCATCTGGATCAGTATCTAAGTGGTCTTGGACATACTCTTTAAGAACCATCAATTTATGGGATTTTTTAGAGTTCAACAACTCTCGTTCTTTTAGGCTATAGGCATAAGCACTGCCTTCCCCATTTTGCTCTTCAAACTTGGTGGCGCTATCTATGAGTAGTTCTGGATGATCACACAACATTCTTAGTGCAGTAATTTTGCTCATGATAGAACCCCGCATAGCATCCGCTGGTCCACTTTGTTTGTTTTCGTGGCCATAGTGCGCCATCAACGAAAAGTTTGCTCCCAACAACTGCTGGGCCTCAATTAACTCGTTGCATAACTCTTCTGATATGTACTTGTAAAGTTTTTTGTTGTCACTATCAAACGGAACAACTATAGGATCTCTGTAAATAGTGTCAGGAAGATAAGGGGCTACATCTTCGTCTGTTTGTGTTTTTCTTACTGAAGCCTGCTGAACCTTTTGGTGAAATAAAGGTAAATTTCTATAGCGTTGTACACCTCCAAAATGATTTCGCACGATAAACGTCTGATCAAAAAGGTCAAATCTTCCAAGTAGATTAGGATCGACAAATTGCATAATCGAGTACAGTTCTTCTGGGCGTCCGTTCTCAATAGGTGTACCAGTCAGCGCAAACCTAACCTTTACATCTTTTGAGAGTTGTTTGACCTTCTTGGCCCTTTGGGAACGGAAGCCTTTTATAGCGGTTGCTTCATCACATACGATTGCATCCCAGTTAATCTTGCTAACGATATCCCAGTCATTAACTATGGCTTCGTAGTTGCATATTAAGTAGTCAGTATTTTCAGACCATTGTTTTTCACGTTTGATTTTTGACCCGTCAACTACTGTTGAAGATGAATCAGAAAACTTTGCTATTTCTTTTTGCCACTGGTATTTAAGACTTGATAAACAAATGATTAATGTTGGTCCTGTTATATCTTTGTTGTCTCGAAGTTGTTCTATCGCAGCAATAGACATCGCTGTTTTTCCAAGACCCATTTCATAGGCAACTAACATGGTTTTGCGATCAACCATCTTGGCTACTGCCTCAACTTGATATGGTTTTAAAGATTTTTTAAAAGACATTATTGTCAGGATTATCTACGGGGGTAGGGGCAGTGAGTAAGGTTCCGCAGTCATCGCATTCAGCATCTGTAAACCATAATGCGATGTCATAGTTTTCAAACATTGCTTTTATCTTCAGTACTAAATGCCCACAGTTAGGACAGGCATGTGTAGGAACTCCTCGTGCGTCTAGCGTCATGCGTAGGCTTCCTTACCGTAGATCATGTGTTTAGCAGTTTCTAAGCCACGCTGTATTTGCTTTTCAGACATGTCTCCGACGTCTTTTACGTCAATACCTGTGTAATTAAAGTACCTAAGATCAAATCCATATTTGCGAGAAAATACTAACATCTGTTCTGATGCCTTTTTTCCTGCTTGGTCGTTGTCAAATGCAGAAATGATACTTATCGCTCTGCGCATTAACTTACCTTGTTCTTCACTAATGATTGCGCCATATGTGGCGATAGCGTTGTACCCCAAGCCAGTAAGACGAACAGCGTCCAAAGGAGATTCGACAACCCATAATGGTTTAGATTCGTCAAGAATCTGTACGCCAAAGACTGTCTTAGACTTCTTTACTCCTGGTGGATAGTTTCTAAAAAACCTTCCTGTTGCGCCCTTTTCTTGCCATCCCCAAAGAGAAAAATCATCAGGCTCTCTAATCGGCAAAATCCAAGCGTTGTTTTTAGGATCCCAAAGAACTCCATGAGAATTTACTGCCTCTCGTGTGAGGAACCTCTTCTTGAGTTCTATATCTGGAACATCAGTAAACACGGCTAAACGGGCTTCTGACATGCCAATAGGCTCTTCTGGGACAATGTACTGAGGAAGGTCTTTCAAGCGCTGTAACAGGGTGTCAAGGGGCAGTTCTGTCTTCTCTTTGAGGAAGTCCTGGATATCAAAATGATCCAGCCCTTTAAGATCTCGAACAAGGGTGTACATATTGCCCTTGTACCCACAAGAAAAGCAGAGATGAACACCTGTCTCTAAGTTAACCCACCATGAAGGGCTGTGATCATCGCTACCTGTGCGAGCCTTATGCATTGGGCATAGCCCGTTAACTTCGTTGCCTCGTTGAGCAACCATAGTCACATCAAGGTTTAGAAGAACCTTCTCAACGTCCATTAGCGGTTCGCCATGTACTTAAGGCAGAACTGACATTTAGACATTTCGTCTTCATCGTGAAAGCACCCTGTTTCCCAGTTCCAGGTAATAGGAGTTTCTGTTGGAGGGCAGTTACGGCTAGAAACAATGCGAAGTTTTCTTACTTCTTCATCTTCTTCGACAGGCTCTAATCCCAAGATAACATCTGAGTCTTGGAAGAATGAGGATGAGTAACCAATAGAATCAGCAGTAACTTTTCCTCCACGCATTTTCCATAGCAAAGTCTGAGTAGTAATAATTACTGGCTTGTTAATCTTTTGCGCCAAGCGCTTTAGTCCTCGAGTAATGTTTGTAATTGCCTGTGGGGTGTTCATCTCTCCTGAGACTTCATCAAGCATCAAGTACACACCATCAACAAACACAACATCAGGCTTTGTTTGCTGAATCTTTGCTGCTAACGATGAGACTGTCAGACCATTTACAGCGTCAATCAAGTGAAAAGACTGCATAGTTTCAATTCGATTAAGCGAGGTTACATAGCGAGCATCTTCTGCAGGCTGCAACTTTCCTCGACGCAAACGTGTATGGGATATGTTTGCTCTAATAGCGTCGTGACGTTGCTGTTGTTCGTGGTTGTTCATCTCGAAGGACTGAAACATTGGAACTTTGCCACTCTCGTGAACATTGATCGCAATCTTCAAAGCAATTTGAGATTTACCAGTCTTTGGTGGGGCGATGATAGTGATGAGTTGTCCGCCTTGAAGTCCAGCAGTTGCTTCATCAATCTTTTCAAAACCTGTAGGTATACCTAGAAATTCTTGGTTCTGAAGTGCTTGGTATTCCTTGTATCTTTCTTCTACGTTTTTAGAAAGATCAATCTCATGTGTACCAAGAACACCTTGCTCGTTTACCTTTGTAAGCGTTCCCTCCATAGCGATGAGGGCTGCTTCGTGGTTGTTTTCTTGCAAGTTCTCAATCGCAGACTCTAACCCTTGACGAGTTATTAGGTTGCGACGAAACGTCACCATCGTGTCTAATAGGTAATCAATGGTGTCTTCTACATCTAAGACTTTGTAATTTGGGTAGTGGTCTTTTACAACAACAGCAGTAGGCACTTCGTTGTACTCGTTGTAGTGCTGTACAACAAATTCCCACACTCTGCGGTTATCGTCATCAAGAAACCAATTAGGTTTTACATTTCGTTGGAGGGCTGGAGTTATATCTCTGTCTCGAACTACTTTACTTACTAAACGATGCTCATTATCTGCTGCCATTACGCCCCTCCTACAAGTTTTCTAGTTCTACTCCCCAAGATCCATACCGAGCGACTCTACCAGGTAAATCAATTACGCCTTTAAAGTTTGCTCTATACGGAAGATCATCAATAAAGTTATCGATGTCTGCGTACAACTCAGCGTAGTTAAACGGGTTAGCACCACGCCTATCTAGCCTCGCCATAAAGTTATCTAAGTGTTCTTGAGTCCAGTCATCGGTCTCATACGCCGCTAGTTCAAGCGATAAACCGTACTTGTTTCCCAAATCCCACAATTGCTTTAACGCCAAAGCGTTAAGCCTTGTTATTTTTCTTTCTTGTGTTGTCCTAAGAAGTTTCTTTGTTTCCACCAACTCACTGACAGCAACAACGTCAATAAGGACAATAACACGAGGAGGCGTTTCGTTCGAGATGTCACCATTTTTCATATAACCTCAATAGTAGAGTACTTCAAAACCAGTTCTCTAAACTTTACAGGATCTTCTATTGCATCAGCAACAGCCTCTTCACTAACCCCTTTAGGAATGCTGATGGCGTAACGTCCATTGTTGATTTTGCTTTTTACATTTACGTACTGAGTGTGCTTGCATGACCCACGCTTACCCCATACAGGACATGTGCATCGTGTGTCTTTGGTTTCAGTATCGATCTCAACCTCAAACACACCCGCACCTTGATCAGAGATGAACATTTGGATAGTACGCCAGGTAGTCTCCATGCTCATCCCTTTCACTGTTGGCCTCGCAAATCTGAACCAATGATAGGAACCTGTACAAAGGCTTCTTGAGCAAAACTTGCCATAGCCTCAGAGTACTTGGCTTCCCAGTTCTCAAGTTTAACATTTGTAGTCACGATTGTTGGTAAAGCCTTGTCGTATCTTAGGCGAAGAATCTCATCAAAAGATGCGTCATCGTACTTAGATCCGTACTCTTTACCTAGATCGTCAATCACAAGGATGCGAACATTTAACCAGTCAAACTTAGAACGACCATGAAATCCGTCTAGTTCATCAAGAACTTTTTGATCTGGATCATTGCCAAAAGTCGATTTCTTTAGTGAAAGAAACTCTGGATAAGTTAGGTAATGGATAGGGCGAAAACTCATACCAAAGTCTGAGTTCTTAATCCCTAGGATTTTGCAGACTAGTTCATCGTCATCAGGTAAGCGCCTAATAACCTCCATAGCAGCAACAACTGCATGGGTTGTCTTACCGATTCCTGGACCTCCGTCGAACAACAGACCGACTCCGTTAGTTCCAAGGTTGCCGATGTTCTTTACGGCATGACCTTCTACAACAGAGTCGATCCAATCCTTAATCTCATCAGGAAAGTATCCAGTCTTTTGAACTATGTCAGATGGCTCTAACCCAAGAAGTCTGCGTGGAATATTCGAAGTGCGAAGTAGCCAGTGTCTCTTAAGAGAAGATAGTTTGTTGATGTCGTACATCTAGGCCTTGAAGTTTAGTTCGCCGTAAAATGAAACAGGCTTTCCTTTGGCATCTAGTTCTTCACCAGCAACCATCTTGACACTCTTACGAGGAGTCATCTCAATCACCTTTGCTTTGATCCAACGCTTACCTGCTGATGCGTTCTTCCATGCGGTTTCAAAGGAGGCTGCTTCTGAATCAGGAATTGAGTTAAGATTTTGAAAACCCTGCAGTGGAGTAACGAGACTGACATTTGCCAACCATGCACCACCCTGTTCAGTGTTGAGTTTTAATGTTGCTGTAAATGTCTTTGTTACTTTCTTAGCCATGGTGCTCCTCGTGTGATTAGGTGAATCGATAATGCTGTGGTTAGTACTACCAAAATATATCCAAAGATATCTTTCATGTGTTTGCCCCTCTTAAACGCTTTTCATGGCGTTCATACTGTGCACGACCTGCCATTGTGTTTTGAAATACACGACCGTCGCTTGCAGTGAGGACACTAGCAGACGGTTTCTTACTCTCGTCAAACTCGTTGCTGGAGATGCGTGGTAGACCAAGGTTCTGCCGTGCTTGGTTCATCTTAGTGCGGAACGATGCAAGGAAGCGCTTGTATAAAAACGGCGCTTCATCTCCAACATCTCTAAAGTTCTGCTCATCCGCCATGAACAGGCGCAAGAGTTCTAACTCTAAAAGTGGGGTGGTTTGATACTGACTTCTGAATTTGGCAAGTGCTCCTGAGAGTTGTTTGACGTTAACGGTTCCTGGTAGGAGCGGGAACTTGCGGCCAACTCTGTAAGAGAACTCAGCAGCAACGTCCATCGCAGTCCACTCATGCTCTGGTCGCTTTCCACGGGTTCGTGGATCTGTTTTTCTGATCTTAGGCTGTGGCGTATCTCGACTTTCAACGAGGCCAAAACCTGCGAGATCTTCACCGTCGTCATAGCCTTTCATAGGAATTAAGATTTCCCTTCGAATCGTAGATTCAAAATCTTTTAATTTATTACTACTTGTAGTACTACTATCTTGTATATCTACAGTATTACTATCTGTCACCATATCAGGTGAGAATGGGTAATCTACCGTCAGTTGGGAAACTTCAGATGGGTAGTTTACCGTCACCTTAGATGGGTAATCTGACGTTAGTTGGTAAATGTTTTTTCCCTTGTAGCCATTTGCCCGCTTGGTGTTGGTGACTGTGAAGAACCCCTTGGCTTCTAGGGCCTTAAGGGCATCTCTGACGGTTCGGTCAGATGCTTTGCCAGTCTGACTACCCAACTCGGCTACAGAGGCCTGTAAACGGCCGTCAGAGCCCGAATTTAAGCACATATAGGCAAGCAGTCTGAACTGATAATCGGTGATATCAGCAGAAAAGGCGCCCTCAGGGATGTTCACGGGCGAAACCTACTCCTCAAAAGGGTCGATGTCATCGCGACCCTCCACCTCGTTAAGATGGGCGTTGACCTCCTCAGAGATCAATCGGACAACCTTGTTGGCTATGTAGCCAGCCATCAGTTCGACCAATCCCATGAAAGTATCTTCGATTGCATCGAGGATCTCATCTTCTTCAAGGTCGCCGCCATGGTCTATCTCGATTACGTCCAGACCATCCATGATGTTCCACGTCTCTACGCCGTAGTCCTCGACCGAGTGCAGGGCTGTGTGAGCCTCAGGACTGTCGTCCCAAGCAATTGCTAGGACGTCATCGGGAATGTTGATCATCTTGATCACTTCCTTGATTGGGTTTCCTACCTTGGTAAAGTTCTTTGAACCTTTAAGGATTGAATCTGTAAAGTCGCTGGACTCTGAGAAGTAGGCGTGAAAATCTAGGCCGTGTTTCTTGATGACGTTCCAAACGCTTTCGACAAAGACACGATTGCTTGTTACAGGAAAAAGTATAAACGGATCCTCATACATGGATACCAGTTCATCTAACCCTGTAGACACATCAATGTCCTTAAAGCACACTACAGAAATACGTTTCATAGACGAGGCAACTTTCTGCGTGCATCCACAATGACTGGCGTATTTAGCCACTTGAGGATTACAGCAGAAACGAATGTGGCCGCTGGAACAGCGACATATGACTCTTTGTTCCAATACCCAAAAAGGTAAAGACCAAGAGTGCTTAGAGGAAGTGTTAGAAACTTATGACCAAAGTTACTGCCCCAGTAATCAAACGTTAAAAGCCCAAAGAACTCAACAGCGTAAGAGACCGCTAGTCCTGTAATTCCGACTGCTATAAGAAGGTTAACCATGGCCGCATACTACACGGTCAGGTTGTTGTACTCCACTGCTGCGTAGGTACGGACACGCCAGAAAACATTTTCTGGTAGCCAGTCACTAATGGTTTGGGCCAAAGCCAATACCTTAAGGTCTTTGTTTACGTACAAATAGGACGGGGAGTTGTGCTCTGTACCTGACCACACGCATCCAAAAGACGAAGGGATAGAGCCGTCGATGTAGTCTGTAGGGGAAAAGTTTGGAGACTGTGTTGGGTTGAATCTAAAGGTGTTCTCGAACTGAACACAATCAATATAGAAAGTTCCAGCACCTCCTGAAAACACTACTTCGTAAGTGTCTGTAAGTGCATCTGACGCGTCTGTTAGATCGGTTGCGTAAACACGAGTCCAGTTTGCAAACGTTCCTTGTGGGTATGGGTCGTTGTCAATGACATTACCACTTGAATCTCTTCCAATGAACGTCATTGTAATATCTGAAGAGGATTTTACATAAGCAGATCCTGTGTAATACTTTCCAGGAAGTATGTTTGCTTTGTTGGATGTGAGCGTCCAATCACCAGTTGCAATTATTTTTGCACTCTTACTACCTGAGTAAACTTCTGCAGGTACATCGGATACAGTTGAGATCGATGCTGAACCAGATAAAGTCCAATTATCTGTTGCGTTATTTTCAAATGATGGGTTATAAATAAGATTAGATTTATTTGGGTTTAAAAGAACGTCAACAGCACGAGCCTCATCATACGATGCGGTTGCCCCTGCTTGTAGTGAGATGCAGTCGATGTAATACGTTCCAGCGGCTGACCATGAGAAAGTGATTCCTGCATATGTAGCATCAGAGTTGTTAGCAGAAGGAACAGCAACACCTGACTCAGTATCGGTAGATGTTCCTGTGTAAGAGTTGGTTATTGTAAATGTGGTGGATGTAACGGATGTTATAGCGACGTTAGTTACATTAAACCCTGAAGTCGTAAAACCAGTAACTGTAACGTGTTGACCCACTGTCAATGTGTGTGCTGCGGGTGTTGTGTACACGATTGATCCAGATGATCCAACCGCACTAGATACAACTGTGCTGTAATGAGAGTATGCGGTGGCGGTGTATGTGATATGACCCCAAGTACCTGTGGCGTTTGTACCTGATGCAGGAGTTAAATCAGAACCAATCTGAAAACCATTTCGATCATAAAACTTTAACGCAGGTTTTATTGATCCAGCACTTGATGGTGAAATGATTTGAGCAGACAAGGTGTACTGAGTTCCAGGAACAATGGGAACACCTTTTAAGATTGGGGAATCAGCACCCAAGGTCATAGAGCCAGCACCTGATGCAACGATTTTGCATGAGTAATCTAAGTCTATGTAATTGGAAGTCAGTTGAGGTACAGGAGCCTCATCAGTACTAGAACTGATAGTGGCGTTGGTAGCAATCCAGTTGCCAGTTCCGTTGTAAAACGTAGAATCTTGAACACTAAGAAGTAAGTTACTTGAGACGGTAATTGTTGGAGAGTAGTTAGTTAAAGACTCTACATAAGTAGAAAGGCCGTTTAACGTGCCTTTGTTAGCGTACATGTAAAACGCTTCACGAACTAACTGCTTCTGACTTTTGATAGACATTCCAGGCTCTGGTGTAAGACCAAAGTTCTGCGTTTCCAAAGGAAGCAAAGTTACTGGGGTGCTTAAGCGAGTATGGTCTGGCAAAAGCAGGTCTAAGAAAGTCAAAGATTCATCTAATGTAAAGCCAATACCATCAACAAACGAATACAGGTTTGAAGAAGTGTCTGGTTCCCCTAGAGGAGTTTGTTCTTTGCTTGTGAAAACTCGAGGCAGATAGTTAATTAAAGATTTAGTACTTCCATGCATAGAAGGCACAACGTCAAATACGGCACCAGCAGGAACCCATACATTGTCTGACGTAAATAAAAACATTGCATAGTAGATAGGTTTTCCAGGAACTATTGGTATGCCTGCGGTGTCTTCGATTCCTCCACCGTCGTTAAACGTAGTTTTTGTAACTGATGAAGAAAGTTGTTGCCAAACTATTACACCATCTTCTGCAGTTTCAGGAAGACTGTTTTGATTTCGGACAAGGCGAATAGCAGAATAGGTTCCTGAAGGAGGTTGCCAGTTTACAAACACCTCTGTTGGATACACCACAGTAAGTGACATGGGTGATACGGAGTTAGGTACTTGGGTTGTTTGACCATAAATACTTTCTCCATATACTGCTACATCATAATTAGCCACTACTTAGTCCTTATGCTCCGATGAGTAGAAGTGGGTTAATGCTTGCCTCTGGAGTTGCCCAGGAAGCAGAAGTTCCATCTGTGGTTAGGTAGTTGCCAGCCTGACCCGATTGACTTGGAAGAGCATTGATAGTTGACCATGTATAGTCATAATCTGTTCCTGAAGATTTGGTAAGAACTTGACCAGTTGTTCCACCTGTTGGAGCACCTGCAAGCAACGCTTCATTAATTCCGTACTCAATATTGGCAAGACGAGCCTTGAGAGTAGGCCAGTTAGTTGTGGTTTTATCAAAGACACCAATCCAACCAGATCCCGTTGCAATGTTGGTTCCAAGGTTAGACTCAACGGCGCTTACTTCATTTTGTAGGTCATTAACGTCTGCAGCCTGAACTGTAGTGATGAAGTTCAGTTTAGTGCTGAAATCGTTCTTAACGTTACTTGGGTAATACGCAGTCATGAGTCTGCCTTTCTTGCTCTAGAATTCTATTTTCTCGTTTTTGTTCTTGGTTTACTGCATGAACCGTGTTCGTATTATGCGCCCATAACTAAAAATAACCCTGAAAAAAGGTCACCAATATCCACAAATGCTGTTCCAACAGATCCTTGTACACCTTGTGTTCCAATTCCTGTAGCGCCTTGTAAGCCTTGAACTCCTTGTACTCCTTGAGTTCCTTGAATTGCAGACCCTTGTACTCCCTGAGTTCCTTGGGGGCCAGTTGTTCCATCTGTTCCCTGTGTACCTGTAGAACCAGCAGTTCCCTGTACACCCTGTGTACCTGTTCCGATTACACCTTGAGTACCTTGGACACCCTGTAATCCTTGTGTTCCTTGGTAACCTTGCAATCCTGTTGCGCCTAATGTTCCTTGGGTACCTTGTGCACCTACCGAACCCGTTGCACCAACAGCACCCTGTACGCCTTGCGTACCTGAGTAACCTTGTAATCCGTAAGGTCCTTGAGTTCCAATTGCTCCCTGCAAACCTTGTACACCTTGAACACCCTGTGTTCCAGATCCCATAGATCCCTGAGTTCCCAAAGAACCCTGTACACCTTGGGTTCCTTGAGTACCAGACCCAGTAGACCCCTGTATACCTTGGCTACCCGATGAGCCTTGCGCTCCTGAACTTCCTTGTGTTCCTTGAATGCCGTGACCAGCAATAATTCCTTGAACAGTGTTTTGTAACGAGTATAAAGTTGTTTGTAATGAGTATTCTTTTTGCGCCAAAGCAATCAAGGTTGCTGTTATGTCAACCTCTTGAGTTCCGTCATTTTTTGTTACTAAAACTATTTCGTGATTTATGTTGTTTAAACTGGTTGCATTAGATAGTGCTTTTAAATATAATTTTTTATTACTTCCTTGGTTTTGTCCAAAGGTACCTAACCAAATAGGATACTCAGGATCTCCGCCAATGTAAGCAACCCACACACCCTGACCAATAACAGGAACATCAGGTGAGGTACTTGCAGGATCAATAGGCCAAGCCCAGTCAGTTACCTCTGACCCTGTAGTTTGTGGGATAGACAGACGTAATCTACGTTGATGTTGTGGATCGTTGTTGTCCTGAACAACACCTCTATAGATTCCGTAATGTCTTTTAATATCATCCACTACATCGTTCCAATATTGATATTACTTACTTGGAATCTAAAGATCTCATTTGGAGAACCAATAAGAGTTGAATAGGCTGTAAATGCTCCAGTACCTGTTGCAGTTCCACTGGACTGAGTACTGGCAACTGTGAAATGAGTTGAATCTGCAACTGTTGTTACTGGGACTGCTGTCACGTTATACCCACTAGGACTAAAGCCAGTAACTGTAACCGTTGATCCAGCACTTAAACCATGTGGAGCGCTGGTTGTGTAGGTTATTGATGTCCCAGAAGCAGCAGCAGATGTAATAGGTACACCATAACGGTATAGCCCTGTTACTCGTGCAGTCTTTACTCCAGGTAACGAATTTACTACTGCCTCAATATCTTGAGGGTAGATGGTTTGTTGAAATGACAATCCGTTATAACCGTAAACTACAGATAGCGTTGAAAGGATTAAAGAAGTTACATCTGAGGCTTTGTACTTGGGATCAAGAGCATATGTTAAAGAAAGAACAACATCTACATACGTTGGTGGTTGAACACTAAGAGAACTGCCAATTAGTAGTTTGTCTGCCATGTATGCAGATACGTTACTTGCCAATGTAGTGTATTCAGAAGAAGTAGTTCCATCAGGATTTAATCCTGGCTGTAGATCTGTAGTTCCAGCATTTCGTGTGGGTGCAATGTACAGAGTTACTGATGACCATACCGCAGCATTTGCGTTTGCTTTTCCTACGTTGTTTACGCTTAAAGCAAGGTCAGCATAATCTTTTTTGGTAACAGCACGGTTAGCAGCACGCAAAGATGCTGGTGCAGAGATGCGAATTTGGTCTGTGCTTTCTGGATCTGAACCAGCAATAGCAGCAGATGTGTTGGTTACTGTGATAGTTCCCTTAAGTGCAGTGACTTGTGTGTCTGTAAGTCCAGGAACATAACTAATATTTGTAGCAATATTTGTACCAATGTTTCCAATATCTCCCCCACCAACTGTATACGCGGCTCTGATTTGAGAGTAAGGAACAGGAATAGCGCCCGCTACACCGTCACCAAAACTTACAATGATGTTGTTGTTTTGATCAAAAGAAGTTGTGTATACAAGATCTGATGACCCGTAGTCAGTAATATGTTGTACCTCAGTCCACTGAGAGTAAATGTCTCCATCCTGTACAAACACTGTAATACTTCCATCAACAACTGGTGAGTGTAAAAGCATGTACGATTGATTTGGAGAACCATCTGAAGTACCGATAAGTTCTCCATATGTAGGTACGGCAGATGGAGAAACTAGAGTTATTAATTGACCTTCTTTTGCAAGAACAGTATTTGAAGTTCCACTTACTACAGTTACATCTGCAGTAGTTGTAAAGTAAAGTGTTTGTACAACATCTCCTGTTGTAACTTGACCTGATACCACTGTTCCTTGACCCAATAGTTGGTCTGTGCTTCCAGAGTTAGTAAATGTAAGGTTAACCAAAGCCTGACGATAGCCCGCTGGGTTGTACCCAAAAGTTTGAGCAATGTTAAGAACACTATTTCGTTGAGTCGCAGTGTAAATAGAGTTTTCGTTAGCGTTACGGTCAATGTAATAAGAAATAAGATCGCCCATATAAGCCATGGCTTCTACAAAAGCAACACCAAAATCAGCAGGATCAGCAGCAGTCCAATTTGGGATACGGGCTTGAATTCGTGCAATTAACTTCTCTCTAATAGAGTAGTAATCTCTCGAGGTGTAGTCAACGGATACTGGTATGGTAGAAATTTGTGTGGTCACAATATCTCCTCGTATGGTGGGTTAGATCCTGCTAATGAGAGAACGCCAAGAGTAGTTGTTACTGGTGTGCTATTTGGTAATTGATAACTGATATTTGCTGTAACAACATTTGTGTAGGTATCTACATCTATAGTTACGTCAGTTAGTAGCAAAGTTGGCAATTGAGAATTAAAAGCCTTTTCAATCTCAATCTTAATTTCTGATGCAGCATCGTCTTCAGCATCAAACAACGCATAAGGAATTAATGTTCCAAACGTAGGGCGCATCACTCTTTCACGAACCGCTGTCCCAACAACCGACTTAACTCTATCTGCCCACATAACTTCTTGACTTTGGGTAAAAGCAACCCGTCCAGAGTAATCAATCGTAAAAGGAAGGGTTACGGCAACTTCATTAGCCATTATTTACCTACCCATCTTCTTGGAACAATATTAAAACCAGTATTGGTCTGGTCAATTAACGCGGTTGCGGTGCTCAGTGTATAGGAATTAGATGGGTTGGTTCCTGATGTAGGGTAATTAAGGTTTACTGCAGGAACAGTCCCTGCAGACGATGGGCGTGTAGCACTTGGCTGGTTTGTTCCCACTCCATCAGTAGCACAAGAAAATTCAACCGTGTATTTTCCATCGATAGTCATCTCATGTTTAGACGAAGTGACTATCCAAAAACCATCAGAACTTGTGCCTGTGTATCTAACCTCAATAGTTCCCCATGGAGATACCCGTGGATCCCCTTGAGCAGAACCTTTTCCAGGAATTGAAAGTCTAGATAAATGGGCTTTTCCATCTGCTAAAGCCTTAGCCATAGCATCGCTGTTAGCCACTACACCAGACTCAACTTTAGAGAACAAAGGAGCCTTTACGTTTTGGCGTATAGGCGCTCCCACCTGGTGTGGAGAGGATTTTGATGTGTATATTTTTCCTGTAACTGGGTCTACTCCAGAAACTATTTTATTACTTCTGTTATTTGCTTTCTTTTCTACATAGTCTCCAAGTTTAGATTCAAAAGCGTCAAGGGTTTGAACGTCAAATACAGAGTTAGAGTTAGTAAATGGGTCTAGAAATGCCAGTATCGGGATAGTAGTCATGAACTGATCAATCATCGTGTCAATAGGGTGAAAGTGAAGTTCTGTACCTAATACTTGAACTCCATATCCAATTTTATTTGCAAGTTCTACAAGTTTTTCCCAATATGTATGGCCGCTCATTGAGATCTGGCTAAACTTAACTGTGCTTGGTGTTACTACAGGTTTTAAGTAAAACTTTTTAGCAATGTCTGTAGCAACTTGAGAAGCAGTTGTGTTTGTCCATATCTTTGTTGCCTCCTCTTTAAGAGGGTATGAACCACCTACACAAACAATCTCTACATACCTATTTAAAACCTGTGTTGTTGGGTATTGAATGTGGGAAACATACCCTATAAAATTTTTATTTACTTTGTCGTTTCTCCAAGAAACTTGAACTGGTGTTCCTGTTTTAAAAGACTCAACAATTAGCGTACTAAAGTATTGAAACCTAAGAACCATAACATCATGGCTATTGATGTTCTGTGTTAAAGTAATTTTACGAGGTTGAGTGTTAAAACTAGGGTAGTCAGGAAATGACACTGAATAGTTATTAGCAAATTTACCTTGACGTTGCGGATCACGCACTTGGCAACCTCAACAAAGTTCCTGGAGCAATAGATGTTGGGTCAATTATTTCTGGATTTAAATCCATAATTTTCCACCACAACTGTGGATTTCCTAAGAACTTATTAGCCAGAGTATCTAAGCGATCTCCATCTACCCATTCATATGTATAAAACTTAGTAGCGTACACTGGCCAATTACGCAAGATCATTACATGGTATGCCTGTCGATGTTCATCCCATGCTTTAGGTATAGTTCCATCAGCGTTTGTTACAGGGTTGGCGTATCGGCTATCTGCGTAAATTGTCATTTTCCACCTGCTGCTGCTGTAGATGCTGCGTTATAAAGTACTGAGTTGTCGTAGTAACGAGTGCATGTAATGTTTACAGTAGTAAATATTGGAACCATTCTCTCGTTAAAGATAGCATGGTTTATGTCCAAAGAAGATACTCGAACAAGGTAACGAAGGTTTGCTCCCAAGTGTAACTCTACTGGAATTGGCATTAACCAACCTTTGTCCGCTGTAATGATGTTGCCTACACTCGATTTGTATTGTGAGTTATATCCTCCTGTAGCCTTAAATAAATACTCAAGGTCATACATAGTTCCACGCTCATAGATCAGACCTCGTTCAGAAGCCGACACAGTTTGTGGATACGGGGAAGTATTTCCAGTCAAAAACTCACCAGTTTTGTCTTTTATGTACATCATGTCTTCGATACGGTTGAGTATTAAAGAGAATGTAACTGTGCTGGCAAGAAGTCCATTACCAATTGCTGTAGCAATATCCGCACCAGACTGCTCAAACTGAGGAGAAAAACTTTCTACAATTCCCCAAGACATTCCCACAGAGGTTGGGTTGTAAAGAAACTTAAATCCATACGGAGTTGTATCAGCAGGTAACCCAGATGCCGCAGTTCCTTTGGTAAGTACGCTGGCATCAGCAGCCAAATTTTGGCTCATTTGAATGACGCCTTTGGCTCCTTTGAACTTACCATCTTTGTCTGGTTGCCAGGCCAACTGTGCATGGTCCCAGGCTCCTGGATTAGTGATAAGCATGTCATTTTTTGCGGACAATACTTGAGGTCCAAACTTCAAGTACGAAGATGAAGTCATTGGAGCGTTGTATGTGTAAGGCTTTGGATCACCCACAACTGCTGGTGGGGGCGTTCCTCCAGGTCCACCAGCCCCAGCACTAGTTACTGCGGGTGCAGGTTTTCCTGCAGCGTTTGCAGCCGTTGCTTTAGCCAATGCATCTTGATCTATTTTTAAAGTAGTTTTTGCAGTTTGTTCGGCTTGGTTAGCACTTGTTAAATCTGAGGTGGTTTGTTGTGCTTCTTTTACTACTGCTTGCCATTTGTTGTACGCTGCTTGTACTGATGTTTGGATACTGCTACTTAAAGTAGTTATATCTACAGTTCCTTTTGGATTGTTTACAGGTTCAGAGATGTTGTACTCGTGTAACAAACCAAGGTACAAGTTGTACTCTGTTTGTGCATACGTGTTTTCATCGTCTAGTTTGCTAACTAAATCACTTACTTTTTTAACAGCAGCATCGTACGTAGTCTTTTGCGTTATGACTGCTTGAAAATCATTATTAAGGATTTGTTGATTTGCAGCAAGTTGAGCAGAAGATAACCCAGTATTTGCTCCTGGTCTTGTAGTGTTAGGACTTACTTTTTTAGTACCCATTATCTACTTCCCATCATGGAGATGCTGTTATTCTCTTCAAGAATGCTCTGCACTTTTTTAGCAAACCTAACTGCTTCGTCTTGGGAAGCCTGTGCAATGTTCACTGTTATCTGAACATTAGTTGATCCTCCCCCTCCTCCAGAAGAAGGCATTGAAGCGCCAAATCCAGAAGTTCCACCGCCATAACCAGGTATTTGTGTTCCCCATGGAGAATGGTTAACTGCACTAAGAACTCCAGCAGTGTTGTTACCTGTAGATAGAGCACTTAAAATGGACTTGTAACGTCCATTGTTAATTGTGTCAATGGTTGCCTGCATTCCCTGATTAAAACTTACGTACGATTCAACACCAACACTGTTGATAGGTACGGCCCCTGCTTCTGGTTGTGTTGTGTTTAGAGGATTGTAATGTGCAGAGTTATTCCACTGCCCACCTTCGTACGCCATCCACGTAGTAATAGCAGCAATATTTTGTTGTGTAACTGGTTTTCCTAGGTTAGTAAGAAATTGTTTTGCCCAATCTAATTTGCTGCCAGTAGCAAGGATTGTTCCTGGAGCGTTTACGCTACTTCCAGAAACTGTTTGTGGAGTTCCGCCTGTTCCTGTTAAAAATGCTGCTGGATCAACTGGGTTGTTGTGTCCTTTACGAACTTCAAAGTGAAGGTGAGGCCCAGTGACGTTACCCGATTGTCCAGACTTACCAATTTCTTGACCAGCAACTACTGTTTGTCCAATTTTTACTGACTTACTTTGTAGGTGACCGTACAGTGTTTGGTAGCCGTTACCGTGATCAATTTGAACATACACACCAAAATCTGCGCCAGGAGAATCATCAAAGACAACTCCATCAGCAACAGCCTTTACAGAGGTTCCTACAGGAACTGCATAGTCATCACCTGTGTGATAGTTCTTGGCTCCATTCCACATGCCTGGATCTTTTGCTCCATACATTGTGGTAGGTGCAACTCCAGGAATTGGAGAACTTAATGTTTGTTTTGTGCTTTGACCTGAGTATGGGTGAAGAGCACCCGTGTTTGCTGCTGGAGATGAGTATTGTCCTGGTGTTGCTTGCGCTTGAGAATACGCTCCACCTTTAGCACCAAACGATGCTCCAAATCCACCATAAGAACTTCCACCAGAACCAAAAAATCCAGCAACTCCACCGATCACGGTACCGATAACAGCGCCAGGAGCAGCACCTACGCCAAAGAATCCAGCACCAATACTTGCACCAATTAAAGCACCAGCACCAGCACTAGCGGCAATACTTCCCCCACGAACTACATCTCTACCAGTACTTGTTTTGTTTAACCCTGTTGCATTTCCAAGTTCTTTTCCGCCTTGGCCCATAAGGTATCCCGCACCAGCAGCCGTTGTTGCACCTCCCGCTACTCGCCCAAGAACGCCTGCACTAGTTGATGCTATTCTTCCAGCACTAAGAACTGATGAACCACTGCTGCCTATTGGTATTCCTAGTTTCTCTGCAGCAGCAAGGGCAACCATACCTTCTGCAATATTTTTAATGCCCATCGTAAATCCGCCAATAAGTGAGGTAAGGGCTGAGCCTAACCCAGTTTGACCCAATCCTTGAAGATAGGCTTTTGCTTCAATTACTGACTGGCCAAACTGCGCCATCTTTTGATTTACATCTGTAATAGTAGTTGCAGCGGCTTGGTACCCCTTGATCATAGAGTCTTGAGAAGCCTGCATTAAGTTTGTTTGAGATGTTGTTATTTGTTGCCCTGCAGCGTTAGGGTTTCCTGCTCCAGATAGCGTTGCTAGATCTGCGTTCTTTCCTTGTGCTAATAGCAAGAACTGTGCTTTAAAAAGTTGTTGTTGGTCTGGGGATAAGTTAAGGGCGTTTAAATCTGCGCCAGCAAGACCGTATTGCAAAGACTGTTGAACGGCATTTACGTTGCCTTTTCCACGTCCTTGAAAGATGCGATTAAAAAGTTGACTTGCAATTTGAGATTCAGAAAGTGGATTTCCCTGTTGATCAAACTGGGATATTCCATACTGATAAAGGTTTGCTCCCATAGCGCCAGTCTGTAATCCACCAATAGCGGTAGCAGCGGCTGCATTGCTCATATTAAATTGGCGGTATGCTCCACCAACTTCTCTTATGCTTTGTAGGTATGGACTGCTTCCTGGAGCATACCCGTACTGCTGAGTAAGGATGGCAGCAGCGGCTGCATCATCCCCAATACCTGAAACACCTCTTCCAAATCCTCCGCTAATTGCGCTAAGGGTTGAGGTCTGTAATTGCTTATATCCAAGACCAGTGGTTGAGTATTGTGAGACGGCGTAGTAGTTAGACGCACGAGCAATTGTGGCACCTAGATCAGGTCCTAGTGAATAAGCAGCACCTGCAACTCCTCCAGCAACTTGAGCAGCGCCACCAAGGATTGAGAACTTTGCCACAGTCGGAGACATCCACGGCATAGCGGTAGCGCTTGCACGTTGCTGTTGTGCTGCAGATTGAGGTTGCGAGGCTGGAACCATGTTCTCAGCCACGCCATTACCTGCTGTTGTAAAGTTAGCACCGTCTGTACCAAGAGTAACTTTTGTACCTTTGGTAAGATTTTTTTGACCATTTTTTGTAATGGTCTTACGCATTGTGTCAGCCGCTGTTTGGGCAGGTGCAGAGATGTGTTTGATCGTGTCATTGATCTCGCTAAGAGTTTTAAGCGTGTCCTTAAGGGCGTCATTAAGTGACTTAACGCTCGTCACCATACTAGCCATCTGGACTCCTTATCGCTTTTGCCTTGGCTAGTTCTAGCCAATTCTTTCTTTCTCTAGAGGACATCTCTTTTATCTCTGTGAGATTCCAACTTCCGTATATCTCTGATATAGCCGCCCATTCAGCGAATAACTGAACGTATGGAATGATATTAGAATTGAAACAACGTACCCAAATTAATGGATATCGTTACCTCACTTCCGCAATCAGGGCATTCCATGGTTACATCATCAAACTGTGGACCAGGTACTCGTTTGTTAATTTCTGAAATGATCTTTTTACGATCTACAATTGGAAGATTTTGAACTTGGAGTTTGCTGTATACAGGTGAACCGTTAATCTTTAACACTGTCTTCTCAAGAAGAATCGTGTTCATTTCTGCAGGAGTTTTATCTGCATTATTGATCAATTCTTTTTGAGCAATACCAGTTGGAAGTTGTACTTCAATCTCTCCAGCCTTACCACTAACAGTAAAGACTCTGTCTCCCACAGGATCTGTAAGAATCTTTGTCTTAATATCTTCGTTAATATCTACTGTTACATTTTTAAAGTCATTACAGCCTGAACAAAAGATAGACATATCTGTTGTTGAACCAAATGTTGCTTTCAAGATACCAAGAAGAATTGCATCTCGATCTCCTGTCAACATGTGATCAAGGATCTTATCGTCAGCCTTTAGGTCTCCAACTTTGACAGTTCCTCGTTCTAAGATAGTTAGAAGAGCCTTGCCAACATTTGCAGCCTTTGAAATAACTTCTTCATCTCGACCGTTCAACTCACGTACCTCTGCGGTCTGTAGCAACTCCCCAGCGGTTGAAATGTAACCGCCAGGAAGTTGTACAGTCGTATCTGAAGGAGCAATTATTGTTGGGTTGATATCCTTAGGAGACTCTTTAAGAACATCCTTAATTAAGTTGTTTGCCAAGTCTGGGTTAGAGACTGCACTAATTGTGTTCGACATTATGTTCCTTTGCTAGTTGTTAGTGTGCGCCAGTTGCTGCTGAAGAACCACCCGCTGCAGTAAATGCAGGAGCGCTTGTTGCTACATCTGATCCCCATGAGATGTCAAAGCCTTCGTGAACCAAAGACATCTGTTCTACGAGAAGGGCGTTGTCACCAGCGTTGAGGTCAGAGTATGAGACTGAGGTTGGCCATGCGTTGTACACCATAAAACGCATAGCAATTACGTCTGTGGATGAGTTAGTAGCCGCAGCAGTTCCATCCGCAGTTTGAGCACCCTGTGGAATTGGGTGTGCAAGAACCTTGATCTCAACATCGCAACGGAAGTTGTCTCCCGCAGCGCGTGAAGATCCTCCACCTTGAACTGTTGCAAAAAGGGTCTTCATCCAATCCCAGTTTGTGCTTGTTCCAAGAATCACACCGCGTTGGAAGGTGATTGGAGCAAACGTTGTTTGTCCAGGAATCTGGTGAACAGTGGTGTTGTATCCACCCTCACGGTAAGGAATGGAGTCTGTAGTGATTGACATTCCTGAGATTGAGGTAAATCCAAAAGTAACTGGAGGAGTAGCAAGGTTAGTCATAGCCGTATTAGCGTTTGCTCCACCAGCGTTTGGAAGTGGTGTGAAGGTAACGAGGTACCTAAAGTTGCGTAACGGATCAGTCGCAAGCGATGATCGGTTATTGTTGATTGTTGGCATCTGTTATCTCCTTCGGATTACGCCAGGGTCATTTGACTGAGGTTAAGTACTACAAACTCAGCAGGGTACTCAAGGGCAACGCCAACTTGGATGTTGACAATGCCATTTTGAATTGACGATGCTGTGTTGTTTGTTGCATCGCAGAGCACGTAAAAGGCTTGGGCTGGTGTTCCACCACGAAGTCCACCTTGGTTACGATAGTCGTTTAAGAATGAGGTAAACGCGTTTGTGATACGAGACCATAGGCGCTCATCGTTGTTCTCAAACAATGCGATTTGAGCAATACTCTTTAGGTTTTGCTCAATGTAGATAAGTGAACGGCGCATGTTTACATATCGGTTGGCTGTTCCATCTTGTAGGAGAGTACGAGCACCCATGACTACAACGCCAGCACCAGGAATTTGGCGAATAGCGTTTACTGGAGCAACTGAACCAGTTCCTGCTGATGGAAGTCCCAAGTTAAGGTTGTCAAGTTCAGTAGAGGTAAACGCACGCTCTAGTGAAATAACGCCAGTAAGTGGGAAGTTCAAACCTGCTGGAGCCTTAGATACACTCTTTGTGGCGTCTGTAGCAAGATACAGACCAGCAACTGCTGCTGATGGACCGACCAAACGGATTGCACCACTACCACGTCCAACAGGGTCGCTGATGTAGGTGTGTGGGTAGTACACTGCGGTATGGCTGCTTGCAGTCAATCCCTGTGCGTAGGTAATTGCAGCATCTACAGTTTCTCCTGCAGGAGTTTCTGCAACAAAGAAACCATTGTTTGATGCTGCCCAAGCAATTGCGTCGTTGATTACGCTGACAACACCAGAAGCAAGGATGTCATTGATGTTAGGAATGAACATAACAAGGGCACGGTTTAGAGACGAGAACTCATTCCAAACAGATGCGCTTGTTGATGCATAAGAGGTGTAATCCCCACCAACAACTGCTGATCCATCTGATCCACCTGTTAGTGGGTAAACTGCAAGAACAGGTGTTCCTGAAGCAAGATTACTAACTTTGATTACAGATGCAGCAGTGTTGTTGATAACTGTTCCAGCATAACTAGAAGAAGTTGAGTCACCAAATACAAGGTTCTCATAGCGCTCAAGAAGAACATCCCCTGATACACCTTCTTTATAAACCTCTACTGTGTAGGTGCTAGATACTGATCCAGCCTTAACGTTGATGCGTAGGTTGTTACCGTCAGCACCACGGTTCTTTGCGGTGAATGTAGCGACTACAACGTTTCCTGATGTCTCAACATCAACTGTTGCAGCAGCAGCATCGCTGTGAAGGATACGCTTTACGTAAAGTTCACGTCCTCCGTTATTAAAGAATTGAGCGACGCCAAACACTGCAGGGAATGTAGTGCTGTAGCCACCAAACTTTGAAGTAAATTCTGTCCAAGATTGAACGCGAGTCACAATCTCAGGACCTTGTGCAAATGGGGCAGCGATTGCACCAGCAGCACTTGTAGCAACTCCTTGAGCGAGAGGTGCTGGAAGTAGTGTCTCTGTTAGGTAGACACCTGCACGACCGTAAGTCATTCTTTCTCCTGTCTTGTTGTTGGTAGGTTCCGTATTATGAGGTTATTGTGATCGGATGAATAGGCGTAAAGTTAGGATTTGTTCCTCCTCGAACTTCATCCTGATAGCCTGTCATATTGACTTCAAGTGCCTTGTAGACTGCCGTATAGAGTTCTGGCACGATCTCACTGGAGATACGTACCGTGAATGCGTTTACAAATAAACGCTTTCCTGCTTCTGTGATATCTCTCTTTGAGACATCCAGAACATCAAGACGACGAACTGTGTTGTCGTTAGGTTGTAGCACACCAAACCGCAGGGGTAGTCGGGTGTACATTAGTTGCGCGATGATCTCGCGGTCATGACGAGGTTCACGTGCATAGGTTGTGACTTGGTAGTCAATGTTTACTGGGATAGGTTCGTGGATATACCAGTCGTTTGTATCTGAGTTAAAATCTGTAGTTCCATCAGGAAGTTTTGTTGGATCCTGTAGGTATGTAGGCTTAACGAGACCACGCATAGCACGACTAAAGTCTTCTGAGATATCAACCATATCTATAGTGATGTATGGGTAGTTTTGGTCTCTAATTTCCTGGGAAGGCTGACCAAACCACACGCCAACATTTCTGGTTGAATCGCCGCTTGCGTTGGAGCGTTGGTCTGTTACCTTCATGCCCAAAAGAAGATTGCGAAGAGCCTCATCCTCTGAAAGAAGAAATGTCATAGTCCGCCTCCTAGGTGTGCTAATAGGCGTCCAGTAAGAAACTCTTCGGCCTCACTCATGCGGTTTGAAAATCGGCGAATGGCGTAGGTTGGTCGAGTTCCTGGAGTACCGAACTCTAAGTCTTGCGCCTCATCAAAATGGGCTGGATGAACGTGGGTAGTAAAGCCACCTGTAGGGCTGTAGCGGACGTGTAGTCCACGAACGATGTTATGAGGCCAGCCTGATGCTCGTGCCTCTGCACGAAGTTGTGCTGACATGTAGCGGGTTGTGTCGTGGGCTGAACGGTGAACTGCGATATGGTGTGGGCTGGTCACTTCTTCTTGCCCTTCGCAACTTTACCGCCGATGTAGCCTGCGAGTAGTGCTGCGAAGATTGGCTGTTTTTCTTTAGGACGAAAGCCGAACACACCACGCATGAACTCTTCACGTTCATGCTGATTGTTCATTTCAGCAACTTGTTCGTACCATGGCTTATGCGCCATCACAACCCCTTTATCGCAACCAGTGGGAACTGTAGTCAGGTTACGCATGTAAGCCTGATGCTCTAAGGATAAAGAAAAAGCCCCACTTTCGTGGGGCTAAGTCTTACTTCTTTTCTTTTTTGACTTTCTTGGCTAAAGCCTTGTCCATCTCTTTATCCTCTGCACGAGATGGTTTCTTCTTATCCATCTTCTTGTCAGCCTTTTTAAACGCCTTCTTTTGTTTTGGAGTCATGTCTTCCATAAGTTTGGCGTCTTGTTTTGCGTCAGACTCCTTCTTAGCCATTACATGCCCTTCTTACGGTTTGTAATGACCTTTGGGTTTTTAGCCGATGATGCTTTCTTACCCTTACGAAGGGCAGCAAAGTCTGCAGCATCGATCTTCTTTGGATTACCGCCCATGGCAGCAATCTTCTTTTGCTTAGGAGAGAGACCGTCAGCCATTACTTGGCCTTCTTAGCACGAGCAGCCTTGCATGATGCACAGGTGCACTTACATCCTTTTGCTGGCTTTCCAGCCTTGCAACCACAACCACACTTAACGCACATAGTTACTTACCTTTCGATTGTTTTGAAGCCCACATGTTATCGATCAAGTTTGGGTATGGACGACCAGCCTTTGCTGCTCGTGCCTTTGCCGCACTCTTTGCCGATGATGACAGAGGTGTAGACTTTTTCTTTGGATTTTTGGTATTCCAAACTTCTTTAGCCATTATTTCTTGCCTTTGTTTTTCTTGGAAATAGCGGCAGCCTTTTTCTTGGCATCAGCCTTTGAAGACGCACCCCATGCCTGAAGTGACAATAGCAATCTTGTTGGCTCACCATTTGGCTTATGCTCAGGTCCTGGCATTCCACCCATTCGTGCAAGGAATGATGCACGACGAGGGTTGTCGCCCTTCTTTACTGGAGCCTTAAGATCAGACCCAGGATGAGACTTTTCGTAGGACTTACGGCCTGTTTCATTGAGGCCACCTTTTTTGTTTTTACCTTTTGAGGTTTGCCATGCTTCTGATGCCATGTTATTTCTTCTTACCTGCTTGAGCCATCTTTTCCATCTTGGCTTTGCCGTACTTCTTCATACCAGCAGCCGCTGCAACTGCAGCAGGATTTTTAGCGCCAGACTTCTTTGCTTCTTCTTCAACCTTCTTGAAGCGTGCTCCTGAACCTAACTTTGCTTTAGCCATTTTTCTTATGCCAATCTTTAGTGGCTTTTACGCCTTGGTCGATGGTCTTGACTTTTCCTTTTGTCTTCTTGGTTAAGTCAATCTTGTCGTACTTGCCCTTGTTGCCTGCATGGTCAACAATGACATCGCCCTTTTTGTTCTTCTTAATTGTATGGCCTTCGCCTTTAATCTTAATGGTCTTAGCCATTCTTTTTTGCCCCTGTCATAGGTTTAGTCATCTTGGCATGCTTCTCTTTGAGTTTGGCCATCTCAGCCTCATGCTTCTTAGCAAGGGCTTCTACCTCTAACCTGTGGGATTCTGGTTGTTTACCTGCCATGGCTTTTAATCCACCTCCATTAGGATAAATAAGTGGCGCTGGTTCTAATTTATGCAACGCCACTTACTTATTGACTTTTCTTGCTTCGCTAATTCCAATGGCCAAGGCTTGCTTTCGAGATGTAACTACTGGTCCAGTCTTTGATCCAGAGTGAAGTTTGCCTTCTTTGTACTCACGCATCACGACCTCAACTTTACCTTTAGAAGGTTTCTTTGTCTTAGCCATTACGGTATCCTTATCTGTATGAAAACTTGCTCACATTGCAAGACTGAAAAGCCTTTAGATGAATTTTACACCCATGCCAATAAATCAGGAGGTAAAACCTCTTGGTGTAAAAAGTGTATGGCAGAAAGAACAGCAGAAAAACGTAAAGACCCTACCCAGAAAGAACTGTGGAAAGAGTATAACCGCCGAAGCGTTTTGAAGGCTAAGTACGGCATTACTGCAGAAGAATATGACCAGATGCTTTTAAAACAAGAAAATGTTTGTGCTATTTGTGGTTTAGAGGCTGGAGGAGGAAGAGGAGCAGAATCTCGCCTAGCGGTAGACCATAACCATGAGACAGGAAAAGTTCGGGGTCTTCTTTGCAACAACTGTAACAATGGGTTAGGTCGTTTTAAAGATAACCCCGAACTTTTACGTAAGGCTATTGATTATTTAAGTGCTGAGTAGTTATTCAGCGTCGTCTTCGTCGTCATCCTCGTCGTCTTCGTCATCGAAGTCGTCGAAGTCAAAATCGTCTTCATCATCTGAGTCATCAGCATCGTCTGCATCTGAATCATCTGCTGGTGCTGCATCTGCTGTTGCGTCTGCTGCTGGTGCATCGGCTGCATCTGCTGCAGGAGCAGTTGCATCTGCAGGTGCTGCATCGGTTGCTGCAGGAGCGTCAGTTGTTACTGGTGCGGCTGCTGCTGAAGCATCAGTGGTGGTTGCATCTGCTGGAGCAGTTGTTGCATCTGTCGCAGTTGCATCCGCTGCTGGAGCGGCTGTTGTATCAACTGCAGGTGTTGTTGTGTCGTCTGACATGTCACGCCTTTCTAGTTTGCATAGTCTTGGAATTGAGGGTAGTTGACCAACTCCTCAGGGTTAATCTGATTGCAGTCGATCTGTACCACACTATACCGTTCGGCGTACCGTCCAAGAGGGTTAACTTGCATAGGGCGAAATACAATTTGGTTAAACACTACGTGGTCTTTGACATGGTTGGTTGGGTTGGCAATCATGTCTGGGAGCATACGATTGAGATCGGCCACGGCTACCACGATCTTAAATGTGTCCGTGGTGTAGAAGCCTCGCTCGTTAGGAGCAGAGTCGCCACGAACGTGTTGAGCCATAATGACAGGCATATCAAATGGGTCGTTCCAACGAACGCCATGTCCTGGAGTTTGGCTTGAGACGTCGTAGATAGGGTCTACCCACGTGTCTAAGTTAGAGGCCAAGGCGTTAGGGTCAAATGTCCACCATTGAACCGTCGTTCCTACAGGAGAACGTAGTTCATCTACAATTCCCTCATCGTTAGAGGCAATTTCAAATGGGATTTTGAATCGTCCCTGTACCTGGGTTCCACGCATGGAACCTATTATCCTTTATCTTACCCTGGAAAAAAGGATTTACTTGGGAGCCTTTAAATATACGTCTTCTTGTTCCAAAAGAATTTCTTATATCGATCAAATAAGACACGGTTAAATTTACGCATATCAGCGTTGTATTTCTTTCGTTCTGCATCTCCCCCTAAAGAGGAAGACCAAGAATCACGCTTAAATGGAATAACCTGCAAAAATGGTGTTCCAGCAGGAATCATTCCTTCAAAGTTAGGGTCACGTAATTTGAGAAACATATTAAATGGGATAGAAAAATCGTCAGTGTCTACAATTCCAGACGCACAAACTATAGGAGAAGGCTCATGGTGTTGAGGCTCCATGACCATGATCGAATATCCTTTAGGTGTTTTGATAGACCAAGGTATGACGATTCTTACTGCGTAGTTAATATCTCGTGAGTACGGATGGTTTTGAAATTGCCCCATGCGTTGAAATGCAATTGCCTCATTATTGCCCCATTGAAAGTAAGGCCCATCAGAGGTTTGTCGCACGTAAATGTCATACGGAGTTTCCATGATGTATCCAGCCGTCATCATGTCCCACAGTGGCATGCAGCGTTTGATAGTGGCTGTAGGAGATCCGTCTAGCATTGGTTCTTTTTTTCCACTAGCCGAGAGGTAAGACGCTGCTTCTTTATACCATTGAGGTATGTATTCAGTTGCTGGCTTAGGCTTCTCTAATACGCCGTCTGGGTTGTGAGTGTCGGTAAAGATGATCTCCATCTAATGCTCCTTAGTTAGGGCACCACTGTAGCATGGCTATGTACTCGAACGTGCACTTGCTTTTGAAAATAGCAGTGTGTAGAGTCTGACTATATCAGCCTGTTGAGAGGATCTCCTTTTATGGCAAAATTGCCACCACTCGTAGTCTATTGGGCTCCCGTCATTTCTTCTTCTGAAGACGGGGAGTGGAATATGCTTTATCCAGAACCTACTCGATTATGGGAATCTATAATGAAGGATAAAAACCCAGCAAGAGGTTCTACTACTTACACCTCATGCCCTGCGGCAGTTCACCAATTTAAAAATACATTTGTATTTAAAAACGCTTTAGAGTCAATATATTCATACGACTTCACACAGCCTGGTGCTGAATACATGCAGCCAACGTCGTCAACTTACCTATCATGTGAGTTGACTAGGCCTCCTGCCGTTCTTACTGGGCCAACCATTGACTTTAAATTAAAGTACGTGTTTTTTGCTGAAGAGCCAGTCACCGCAACTTTTACCCCACCTATTTTTAGCAAACCAAAGTATTTTCAATACGCTTCTGTAGTGCCTGGCAAAATGGATATAGGAAGTTGGTTTAGGCCTTACACATTGGAGATGCAACTATGGGATAGTAAGGGAACCCTTACTTTAGAAGATGACGAACCTTTGTTCTACATAGATGTCAATACAGATCGAGAAGTCACACTAAAGAGGTTTAAAATGACTTCAAACCTTATTGCCATCATAGACCACTGCACAAAGTCTACTGATTGGATGGGTAGAGGAACACCTTTGGTAGAACGTTACAGAAAGTTTAGAGCCTCTAGAACTAATGACCTTGTGCTACAGGAGATAAAGAATAACCTTCTTTAGTTGCTACTAGCAGAAGCAGTAGGGGCACCAAAAGTATTTGTAGTCGCGTCATAAGGGCCTCCGATGTACACCAGAGTTCCATCAGGATACTCTACACATGTTTGACCTGTTACTTCTTGTGCGATATCTAGAGAGTCTGCAACAATGATGTTTGTTACAACTCCACTTTCAATTACTGCAAAGTTCATTGTTTCTCCTTAGATTAGAACGTAAAGTACGCCCTGTGTACCAGCGCCACCTGCTGTGCTAACTTGGCCACCGCCGCCGCCAGCACCATAACCAGAAGCAGAACCACCGTTTCCAGTTCCACCTGTTCCAATGCCACTACCGCCTCCACTACCGTTACCACTTCCGCCTGAGCCTGTGGTTCCCACAGTTAAACATGGAAAAATTGAGTTTGAGTTAATAGTAGTTTTACCAACAGTACCGTTACCGCAGGCTCCAGTTACTCCATTTGGACTACCAGCACCACCGCCTCCGCCCCAACCGCACTGATAACCTGCTCCACCTCCAGTACCTCCTGAAGCACTGAGGCCACCAAAAGTTGTGGTTCCACCAGATCCACCGCCGCCATTAGGGTACGTTCCACCGCTAGAGCCGTTGCCGATAACTAACGGCATTGATCCAGTTAGAGTCATTGCTCCGCCTGTTATTCCGCCAGATCCACCGCCACCTCCGCCGTAGAACTGTCCATGACCGCCTCCACCGCCACCGCCGCCACCAACAAGTACTACCCAGGCGTATCCAGTCTGTGTGATTGTTTGCGATGAAGTGTAAGTAGTTAAAGTTCCTGTTGTATTGGCAACACTTTGACCTGTCAGAGTGATGTTAATCAACACGGAAGAACCTGATGTTACGTAATACTTTTGGCTTGTTGTGGTTGTTCCAATGTTGACTGTAGTTGTTCCACTTGAAAAAGAGAGTGTAGACAATAGCGTAGATCCGCTAAAAAGAAGTAGAGAACCAGGCTGAGTGGTAACAATACTGTATGTTCCTGGAGTAAGTACTAATGCTGACTCGTATAAAGTGTTTGCTGAAGCAGCAGTTAGAGTTTGGGCAATTGTGTTTGCTCCACCTAAAGAAGAATAACTAAGAGCCATTATGACACTCTCCATCCGTAGGACGCACCTACATAAACTAGAACTGCTCCTGCATAGTTTTTATCTATTGACAAGTTCTGAGATACACCATTGATGTTTGTTCCGCCGTTGTTAACGGTAATATTATTAGTTGCCGCTGATCCTGTGGCGTCAAAAATATGAATTTCATTTCCTAGTGTAGGAGATGAAGGAAGAGTCAATGTGCGGGCTGCTGTTGTATCCACCATGTAGGCGTTAAATGCGGCCAAAGTAATATTTGATGAAACTGCAGTAGCAGGAAATTGGCCCGATGCTCCTGTGGTTCCTTGAGTTCCGTTAGAACCAGCAGCACCTTGTACTCCTTGGGTTCCCTGAATAGCGGTACCCTGGGTACCTTGTACACCCTGAACACCTTGCAGACCAGCGCCTGCATAGATGTCCCACCCAGTGCCGTTCCATCTCTTTACTGACATGTTGTTATTCTCTCAGTTCTTTGAATGTTTGGGGCGCTTTACTCTGCTGAAGGTATTGTGAATTCGTCCTTAACTGGGTCATATGTCATACCAGCACCAGCAAATCTTCCACGGAACTTTCCATTGTAAGAAGTCTGTAACCAACGACCTTCAAAGCCAGACTCGGCTAACACCGCTTGACCTAGCGCTTCTGATTCTGGAAAGTCTGTAGTTCCTGTATGTTCAGCATGGTATTCCTCTTGGTAGTCCCAGTGATCTGGACCAATACAAGAGTTAAGGGCACAATTAGACACCACTGTTACTTGTTCAACAATGTTGTCAGAATTAACTTTTGCGAAATGTGCCATTATCCAAACACCACCACTACATAACCAGAGCCACCCGCGCCACCCAATGCGCCCGCATCGTTACCGCCCGAGTACCATTCGCCAGAACCGCCACCACCGCTACCAGTATTAGAAGTTCCAGCACCGCCAGTATTGTTAGAGTTTTGCCAAACACCACCACTGCCACCAACTCCAGAACCACCGCTACCCGGTGTTGCTCCGTTTACATGTACCCCGCCACCCCCGCCACCAGCGTAGGCTGTTGAAGTTCCAGTAATTGAGTTAAAAACACCAGCACCACCAGCACCGCCGTTGTTTCCAGAAGTAATGCTAGTTCCAGCACCACCAGCACCGCCACCACCCGAACCAGCGTTGCCGCTTCCCGAAGTTGCCCCGCCGTTATTACCTTGACCTAGTAAAGCAGAACCAGCAGAGGCGGGCGCGGCATACCATCCAACACCACCACCAGAACCACCGTTAAGCGCACTACCAACGGCGCTACCCGTCCCTCCGGCACCACCACCAAAAACAATGTATGAACTTAGTTGAGAAGGGTTGCCGGGACTCGTGCCGTTGTTTACAACAGCACCACCAGCACCAACTGTAACTGTAAGAGTTCCTGCTGGAATAAATAAAGTTGAGTTGTAAAAATATCCACCAGCACCGCCACCGCCACTAGCAAGAGAACTGGCAGGTGTTGAACCTTGATTTCCGCTACCGCCAGAACCGCCACCGCCGATAATTAACACTTCAGCGTAACCACCAACGCCAACAGTTACAGAACCAGAGCCAGTAAACTTGTAGATAGTCTTACCAGTACGAGAGGTTGTGTCAATAGTAGGAGAACCAGTAGTAGCGGTAACAGTTGCTTTACCGATTCCACCAGCAGATACGGGGGCAAAAAATGGCATTAGATAGCCTCCAGACTACGCATACTTAATTGGGCCAGCAGCAAATACTGTGAATGCTGCAGAGCCAGTCTTAAGGACTGTAAATTGATAGATATCAACGGCAGATGCGTTACCTGCTGAAGGGGCAGTTCCACCTGACCACTTGACTGTTACACCTGAAGTTGATCCGTCTACTTGGTATGCGTTGACATAGTAAGCAGTTGTATTTGTAATCAGG